TTGCCCACATGATTTTGAGGGCTGAAGAGAACGATGGTGGCATTAGATATGGTGTTTTGGACAGCAGTTGTTGGCATAAACGTGGAGACACAGGGCCATCGCTAGCTGAACAGATGATTATGGAAGGCTGTAGATGGAGGCCAGCAGATAGAAGTGCTGGTAGTAGGGTGTCAGGTAAGAATGAACTACACAGAAGGTTACAACTTGACCCATTTACAGAACAACCTAGAATGGTTATAACAAGCAACTGCGTAAACACTATTGCTCAACTACCAATCATTCAATTGGACAAGAAGAAGCCAGAGGATGTTGATACAAAGGGAGAAGATCACTTGTACGATGCCATTAGGTATGGAGTGATGAGTAGACCTCGTAGTAGTGTGTTTGATTACAACCCAACCGCTTCTAAAACTTCTGGAATTAGAATTGCTGACCCATTATTTGGCTATTAAGGAACAACATGGAAAAGAATAAACCAATGCTTGGAGATAAAACTCTAGCTTTAGACGATGTAAAGAATAAAGAAGACGAGGACTTTTCTGGCGGTGGTTTGATTTCGTATATGGAAGAAAGATATACAAGATCAGAAGAAAGCAGACGAGCAGATGAAAGTCGTTGGCTTCGTGCGTATAGAAACTACAGAGGCATCTATGGCCCTGATGTTCAATTCACTGAAACAGAGAAGTCTCGTGTATTCATTAAGGTGACAAAGACAAAGACACTAGCTGCCTACAGTCAAATAACTGAAGTGTTGTTCTCTAACAATAAGTTTCCTCTCAGTGTAGACCCTACCACTCTTCCAGATGGTGTGGTTGCTGATGTACACACTGACCCTAAAGCGGCTCCTACAGCAGGAGAGCCAGCTATGCCCACTGAAATTCCTTTTGGTGAAACCAGTGGCAACATTCCAAAAGGCTTTGACTTGGATGTGTTGGAACAAATGTTGGGGTCTATGAAAGACGACCTCAAAGACTTGCCCAACTTGAAAGAAGGCCCCGGTGTCACTCCTTCTTCCATCACCTTTAGTCCTGCAACTGTTGCGGCTAAGAAGATGGAGAAGAAAATTCATGACCAATTGGAAGAGACAGGCGCATCTAAGCATTTGCGCTCCACTGCTTTTGAGATGGCCTTGTTTGGTACAGGTGTCATGAAAGGGCCGTTTGCTGTCAATAAAGAATATGCAAACTGGGCCGAAGGCGGTGAGTATAAGCCCTTGATTAAAACTGTTCCTGAAGCTTCACATGTTTCCATCTGGAATTTCTATTGGGATCCAGATGCAACTAACACTGATGAGTGTCAGTATGTGATTGAGCGTCACAAGATGAGCCGCACTCAGCTTCGTGCTTTGAAGAAGCGTCCCTATTTCAGAGCCAACGTGATTGATCAAATCATCACTGAAGGCGAAGTGTATGAAAAGAAATATTGGGAAGACGATCTCAGAGACTACACACCCAACTTTGGTGTTGAACGCTTTGAGGTGTTGGAATATTGGGGCAACGTAGATATTGAGTTGCTGGAAGAGAATGAGATAGTTATTCCAGAAGACATGAAAGACTCTGGAGAATTACAAGCCAACATTTGGTTCTGTAACGGTAAGATTTTGAGACTTGTTCTCAATCCTTTTAAGCCAGCAAAGATACCTTATTATGCTGTGCCATATGAACTAAACCCCTACTCTCTAGCTGGTGTTGGCATCGCCGAAAACATGGACGATACCCAAACCTTAATGAATGGTTTTATGCGTATGTCAGTGGATAATGCGGTGCTTTCTGGCAACCTTGTATTTGAAGTGGATGAAACCAACCTTGTGCCGGGTCAAGACCTTTCTGTCTATCCGGGTAAAGTGTTTAGACGACAAGGTGGAGCACCGGGTCAAGCTTTGTTTGGTACAAAGTTTCCCAATGTCTCACAAGAAAACCTTCAATTGTTTGACAAAGCAAGACAGCTAGCAGATGAGTCTACAGGACTTCCTTCTTTCTCTTATGGACAGACAGGTGTTTCTGGCGTAGGCCGCACAGCAAGCGGTATTAGTATGTTGATGAATGCAGCCAGCGGCAGCATCAAAACTGTTATTAAAAACCTAGACGACTACTTGCTTGGCCCCATTGGTAAAGCTTTCTTCAACTTCAATATGCAATTTGATTTTGATCCTGAAATCAAAGGCGACTTGGAAGTTAATGCCAGAGGCACTGAGAGCTTGATGGCTAACGAAGTTAGAAGTCAACGCTTGATGCAATTCTTGCAAATTGCAAGTCAGCCTTCGCTCATGCCCTTTGCTAAGTTTCCATACATCATTAGAGAAATTGCAAAGAGCATGGACTTAGACCCAGACAAGGTGACTAACAATATGGAAGAAGCTATGCGTCAAGCCATCTTGATGCAACAGAATTCTCCAACACCTCCTCCTGTTGAAGCTGCTGGACAGCCTCCACAGGGTGTAGCAGGGCCTCCGGGCGTGGCAGACATGACAGGCGGTGGTGGTGGTAACATTGGTGTAGGAACGCCCCCAACACCACAGGAACAAGGATTTAGCGGAAATGTCCAACAAGCCCCACCTATCTAAACTAAAGTCATTTGTTAATAACAATAATCAATGGGATGCTTTTTTAGAAACCATTGATTATGAAATAGGCAATTGCCATAAAAAACTTGAGCAGTCGCAAGATGTTCAAGATATTTATCAAGCACAAGGAGCCATTGCTGCTTTACGCAGATTTAAATATTTAAAGGATGAAGTGAATGTACAACAGTAAATTTTTAGCTGAAGGCGGTATGCCTGATCAAGGCGGCACAGTAGATCCTGTAAGCGGTAATGAAGTTCCTCCCGGCGCTATGCAAAACGAAGTGAGAGATGACATTAGTGCAAAGCTCAGTGAGGGGGAGTTTGTTTTTCCTGCTGATGTGGTTCGTTATGTTGGCCTTGAGCGACTGATGCAGATCAGAGACTTGGCTAAGAAAGGCTTGCAAAGAATGTCAGAGCAAGGCCAGATGGGGAACGCTGACCAAGTGGCAAACCCTGAAGCCTTGCACGGAGATGAGTTTTCTAAGTCTGTTGATAGCATTATGTCAGAGATGCCTGAAGAAGAAGAGCGTTCAGAAACTGAGATGGCTTTGGGTGGCATGGCTACAGACCAGACACAGTTTCAAGCTCCTCCTCCTGCTGGTGCTGTCAATGACCAACAAGTGTTGGACACTGTTGCTCCTTATTTGGCACTCAGTCAACCACCCGCAGAGGAAGCACCTGTTCCTATGCAGAAGCCTAAAGCTGGCTTGATGACCAAGAAAAAAGTGTGATATACTGAACATATCGAAACCAGAGGTGGGCTGGGCGATACTTATAATACCCACCATTATTGGCTACCTATCTCCCCGCACAGGCGGCAACAGCTAGCCCCAACTTATAAAGGTATTTATGACAGACGTTGTTTTAGAACAGAAACAAGAAGTAAAAGCTTACTCTCCTTTTGGCAAACGTAATGCTAATTCTGAGAAGATTGAACAAGAGGAAGCAGAACTGAAAGAACTTCAGGAAGCTAACAAGACAGAACGTAAACAAGACGAAGACGATTCCAACTTGTCGGCTGAAGAGAAGACATTTAAGAAACGCTATGGGGACTTGCGTAGACATTCCCAACAGCAACAGACACAGCTTCAAACTCAGATTGATGAGTTGAAAGCTCAGCTTGAGAAGAGCACGACCAACCAAATTAAACTGCCTAAGTCAGAAGAAGAGTTGTCTGCATGGGCTGAGCAATACCCAGATGTTGCGAAGATTGTAGAAACCATTGCCATCAAGAAGGCAAAGGAACAGTCTCAAGAGATTGAGAAGCGTCTTCGTTCTCTGGATGAGAGAGAAACAAAGACAGCTAGAGAAGAAGCAGAAGTGGAACTGATGCGTCTACATCCCGACTTTGACAGCATTAGAGACACAGATGAGTTTCATGACTGGGTGGAAGAGCAGCCTAAATGGGTTCAACAAGCGTTATATGAAAACGATACAGATGCCAAAGCTGCCGCTAGAGCCATTGACTTGTACAAAGTAGACAAGAACATTAGTAAAAGTAAAACTAAAGAATCTAATAAAGATGCTGCACAAAGCGTTGGAACAAGAGGCAGCCGTTCAGCGCCTTCCAATGTTGACACTGATGGCGTGATTTATGAGTCTTCTGTTAACCAAATGACCACACAACAGTACGAAGCTAACCAAGAAATTATTGCCAAGGCTATTAAATCTGGTAAGTTTGTGTATGATATTAGTGGTAATGCAAGATAATAGTTGACAAACTATTTTAAAATGCTATAACTTTAAACACGGCTACTTCGGTAGCCAGTTTTCTAAAGCCGTTATTCGCTATAACCACCTTTAGATGACACGTAACATGTAACGCAAAGCAAGTAAACTGTCAGAATTACCTGTAAGTTTATTAGCCTGTAGACAGAGATGACGGCGGTTATCTCCACTACACACCTAATAATATCAGCCTCTGTAGTTGTGTGAGCGTATTTAATTATATGCCCTATCAATATCTTAGGAGGATACATCATGGCATTTCCAAAAGCAACTGGCTATAACAACTTACCCAATGGTAATTTTAGCCCAGTCATTTATTCCAAGCAGGTTCAACTTGCTTTCCGTAAGTCTTCTACTGTAGAAGCTATCACTAACAGTGACTATTTTGGCGAGATCGCCAACATGGGCGACTCTGTTAAAATCATCAAAGAGCCTGAAGTTTCTGTTCAGTCTTATGCTCGTGGCACACAAATCACTGCACAAGACCTGAATGACGAAGACTTCACCTTGGTTGTTGATCAGGCTAACTATTACGCCTTCAAGATTGACGACATTGAAGCTGCTCATTCCCATGTAAATTTCATGCAAATGGCTTCTGATCGTGCAGCTTATCGCTTGCGTGACCAGTATGACCAAGATGTGTTGGGTTATTTGTCTGGCTTCCAACAATCTGCCAAGCACACCCAAGCTGGTACTGCCCGTACCACTTTCCCCGGTACTAAAGCTCTGTCTGAAGCAGGTTCCAACGAACTGTTGTCAAGCATGGTGTTGAAAAAGGGTGACTTTGGTAACATCACCACTGGCTCTGCTGGCGATCACTCCATCCCTTTGGCTGCTCGTTTGCCCGGTGCTACTGCTCTGCCCACCGCCACAGCTTCTCCTTTGATGGTGATTGCTCGTATGAGCCGCTTGCTGGATCAACAGTTTGTTGACACCAATGGTCGTTGGTTGGTGGTTGATCCCGTGTTTATTGAGTTGTTGAAAGACGAAGACAGCCGTTTGTTGAACAGCGATTTTGGTGGCTCTGGCTTGCAAAATGGTTTGATCATTAACAATCTGCATGGCTTCAAAGTCTATGTGTCTAACAACCTGCCTAAGATTGGTACAGGTGCTGGTACTACTGGTACTGCTAACCAAAACTCCAACTTCGGCGTGATCGTTGGTGGTCATGATTCTGCTGTTGCAACTGCACAGCAAATCACCAAAACAGAAACCTATCGTGATCCAGATAGTTTTGCTGACATCGTGCGTGGTATGCACCTTTACGGTCGTAAGATTTTGCGTCCCGAAGGTATTGTCACTGCTAAATACAACGCCGCTTAAGGAGAACATAAATGGCAACTATTACCACTCTCTCTAACTCTGTTGGCGCAGCTACACAACCTAGCCGTAGCATTCGTCCTGTGCCTTATGTGGTGGAAAACACCATCAGTTTGGCTGCTGCTGTTACAGCAAAAGGTAGCGCACTTGCTGCTGCTGATGTGATTGAAGCTCTGCAAATTCCCGCACAATCCATTGTGTTGGCTGCTGGCTTTGAAATCACTGGTGCTGTCACTGGTAGCTGCACAGTTAGCTTAGGCGTTACTGGTGTCACAGCCGCTGCTTATGTTTCAGCTTTTGCTGTGACTGGTTCTCTGTCTGTGGGTGATTATGCAACACCAGCCACTGCCGGATATCCCATCGTAACTAAAGCTGCTGACACTTTGGACTTGTTGTTGGTTACCGAAACCACCACACTGAGCGCCGGTTCTATCCGTGTCTTTGCTGTGATTGTTGATGCACAAGACCGTGTTGGCCCCACCTCAGTTGACCGTGAACAGTTGGCTTAAAAACTAACTAAACCAAGGGGCAGCTTCCAAAAGAGGTTGCCCCTTTTTTGTTTATATATTATGTTATAATAAGAGCACGGTTTGAAAGATAATAATGGCATATAATTTTCTTGATTTAGTCAACGAAGTGAATAGAAGATTGAATGAGGTTGAACTCACATCTTCTAATTTTGCTTCAGCTACAGGATTTTATGCACACAATAAAGATGCTGTGAATGCAGCCATCAGAGATATCAACCATATTCATTATGAATGGCCCTTCAATCACGAAGTAAAAGAACAAGTTTTAACGGCTGGCACAATCAGATATTCTTTTCCAGCAGACGCTAACACAATTGATTTTGATTCATTTAGAATTAAAGAGAATACAGGGCTAGGAAATAAAACTCAAAAGCTCACTTTAATTTCATACGAAGAATATTTAAATAGTTTTATAGATCAAGAGTATGCCGTAGACTCTAGCAAGAGAAAACTACCAGAGTTTGTATTCCATGCACCAAGTTTGGAATATGGAATAGTTAACGCACCTGATCAGGCATACACATTGGTGTATGAATACTATCAAGTGCCTGTTGATCTTTCTGTTTATTCAGATGCTCCCACTATACCTGAACGATTCCGACATGTAATTATTGATGGAGCTATGCTCTATGCTTACTTGTTCAGAAGCAACGAGCAAGCTGCCAACTTAGCTAAAAGTAAGTTTGATGATGGTGTAAAACGCATGCGTACCATGTTAGTCAATCGTTATGTCAATATGCGCTCTGGCATGATTGTTCCGTCTAAAGCAACTGCCTTTGGCGACAGGGTGAATTAATGGCTGATGCTTGGCAAACATATGCTTTTGAATTTAAGGGCGGACTTGTTTCTAACTTGTCTCCTCTACAGCAAGGTATTAATGCTCCGGGCAGTGCTCGTCTATTGAAAAACTTTGAGCCATCTGTTGATGGTGGCTATAGAAGAATAGAGGGTTTTGCTAAATATGACAGTGCGTCAGTGCCACCTTATGGGTTTCCAAAAGTACATGGCAGTGGTCAAACTGGAACAACATTAATTATTGCTAATATTTTTGTAACTCCTGAAGTGAATGATACATTTACTATTGCAGGAGTTACTGGCACGTATAGTATCAATAGCATTTCTTATGACAACGTCACTAAGAGAGCTACGCTTAGTTTAAACACTTCTCTAGCGAGTAGTCCTGCTGACTTAGCAAACATTACCTTTGCAGCCCATAGCGGATTGATTAAAGGAATTGCTGCTTGGGAAAGCAGTGTAATCTCGCT